ACTGACCAACGTCCAGCGACGCCAGAGCCTCGATCAGAACCTCCTGCGAGCCACGGACGCGCGGCGCAGGCATCTCAACATCGCTCTCAATCTTGAACTTGAACTTCTTCGACATGGTAGTCCTCTCGCAATAGGCGACGGGCCTTCGCTTCAAACGAAGCCCTCGCGCGGTTGGCCGCAGCAGCCGTTGTGGTGCTGCGATACTCGCGATCTATCGCATCATGTAGAGCGTAGTCAAGCCCCAACTTCACAACACTTCGCAGAGCGTCAACCTGCCTGCGTAGCTTCACAACGTCATCGAGCAGTAGATCGCGGTCCGTCCGCATCGCTCTTCCCCCGCGCGAACTTGACTCGCCTAGACGAAATGCAACTTCCCTCGACAACCAGATAGGCCCCGGTGATGTGGAAGGGATCAGACGAGTAGGTGATCGATCCGCATGGCATCTCATACGCATAACGTCGAGGATTGTGGCTATCAAGCTCAACACGCCTCAACCAGCCGAACTCCCAATGCCAGCCGTGCTTGATGGTCACGCATCGTCTCCATCAACCGCGCGCTTTACGCTCAGCAGAGCCTGCTTCAGAGCCTCTCGCGCATCAGGATCGAGGCTCCTCGCATTGATCGTTAGCTCGCGCTTTTCGACGATTTCCCCAGCAATCTCGGTCTGTTTGCGCTCGACGTACTCGTCACGGAATCGAGCAGACATGCTTCTAACCCATATGCCTGTATTGAACTTGTCTGAAACCATACCGACCATGCCCATGTCTTCCCACCAGCACTTGCATGCTTCAGTAGCCATAGCCATTGCGGTGTTAAATTCAGGATGTACTTCAGCCCATGAGAGCAGCGTAGCTTTGTCGAGTCCTAGCTTGACGGCACATTGCGTGAGGCTGTTGCCATTCTCTGCGAGCCTGATGAGCCTCTCGCAGTAGGAGGGATCATAGAGCGTAGGTCTTCCGACTGGACGGCGCTCTGGGCGCTTGAACAGGTCCATGTCCGGGAGAGCGGCTACGCGAGCTATGTCATCCTGTGTGATGCCGAGAAGGTTTTGGGCTGGCTCTGTGTAAGGCCTTCGTCCGCCTGTGTGGCGACGCTTCCCCGCGCCAGCAGAATCCGCACCAGCCTCACGATCCACACTAGCGCGTGTCAGCTTCTGGCGCGGCTTGCTGATGCGAGGAGCTTGAGGCTCAAGTGGCTTGGTCCGGGCGTCACGGCTTGTCCCGGCTCGCGCAGGCATTGCGACGTTCGCTGGCCCTCCTGCCGTCTCAACACCAGCAGGCAGCGACGTATCCCGCTCGTCAGCAGCAGCCATCAGATCCCCCTGTCCTGCTGCTCTGCTCTGTCGCGCAGGATGATCCATGCCGCCTGCCACAGGAGAGGAGCCAGAGGCAAGCACAATGCGATCAGGAGCAGCGTCAGAGCCATGATCGCTACCTACAGCGAGAGCCTGACCTTGCCAAGGGTTTCCGCGAGAAATCTTCTAACCCATTGATTTTGGCTGCATCTTTCCTGTTGACCTGCCCAGCGGGCATAGGCATCATCCTCTCAGTTTCAACCCGATCAATGGAGATTGATATGACCAACATCGCTTCCTTCCGCGCTTCCTACACCGCCAAGCGCACCGCTGAGATCAACGCGCAGGCCGACGCCATCTCCGCGCTCCAGCCGGGCGACGGCATCACCGTGTCGCTCTGGACCGACGCCGAAGCGTACACGGTCCTGAAGGTTACCCCGACCCGCATCACGGCTCGCATGGATGCCGCAAAGCTCTCGGAGGGCTGGAAGCCGGAGTTCATCGTCGGCGGCTTCGCGGGCCATTGCGTGAACCAGAGCGAGCAGACCTATGACTACCAGCCCGATGCCAATGGCGCGCTCGTCACGGTCACCCTGCGCCGCTGGAAGGACGAAGATGGCAATGAGCGCCGCATGTGGAAGCAGGCCGGGACCGGGACGCGCGCGCAAGGCGGCAGCGTCCGCGCCGGTCGGCACAAGTTCCACGACTACAATTTCTGAGGCTCACGCGCGGGCGGGGATGGTCCTCGCCCGCTCCACCTGATGGAGATCGACATGGAATTCACCCTCTCGTCCTACATCGCGCGCGTCGGCTGCGACCCCGAGATGGCCGACATGTCCAACCCGCGCGGCGAGATCTACGCGGAGCGATGGGTCGTGTGGGCTGAGAAGCTCTGTGGGCGTCGCTGGCAGCATGAGCGGTCCTTCGTCGCGCAGCACGAAGCTCAGAGGCTGCTCGACCGGATCGAGGCCGAGCACCGTGGCGGCAGGCACCTCAATCTGGACCATTGGTCCGAGATCGATCCGGCCTATGGCTCGGACGCCTATGTTTCTCAGGGGATCGAGGGCCAGCGGGCAGCGGAGGAGCGGCGAGAAGCCGGGCTGGCGTACTGAGCCTCTCAGGCCCCGCCAGAGCGATCCGGCGGGGTCTTCTTTTGCCCCTTGACCTGCCCCGAGGGCATGGGCATACTGGCTTCACTACCTCATTGATGGAGATCGACATGACCACTCGCACCGACGCACACCGCCCCTCCGCGATCCGCCCCGAGGACTATGAATTCGTCGCCATCTTCCAGCACGACCTCGATGCGGTCGAGGCGGGCTGGTTGCAGGCGCAGGCGCAGGCTGACTTCAACAGCCATATGTCCTGCCATCCCGGCGCGCAGTTCAGCCAGCACTCGCACGGGGGCGTCTGCATGGTTTGCGGCAATGCGAACGCACTCACGACTGCGATCTTCTATCACGCCGACACGAACAGCTACGTCCGCATGGGGCAGGACTGCGCGGCCAAGGTCGAGATGGGGGTCGATAGCCTCTTCCGCCGCGCGCGTACCGAGGCCGAGGCTCTCCGTCTCGCGCGCGCGGGCAAGCTCAAGGCGCAGAGCATCCTGCGCGAGGCTGGGCTGGAGCAGGCTTGGAACATCGCGCAGGAGACCGACGAGCAGGTCCGTCACGGCTACAAGTACGAGGAGGCGACCATCTGCGATATCGTCAGCAAGCTGGTTCGCTACGGCTCGATCAGCGAGGCCCAGACCAACTTCGTTCGTAAGCTGCTCGGCCAGATCGACGCGCGCGCGCAGCGGCAGGCCGACTACATGGCGCGGCATGGCGGAAGCCAGCATGTCGGCGTCATCGGGGATCGCCACTCGTTCAACGTCACGATCCGCTTCGTGAAGGGCTTTGAGAGCGCCTTTGGGATGCTGTTCATCCATGTGATGGACGACAATGCTGGCAACGTCGTCGTCTACAAGGGGTCGAAGGAGCTTGGCGAGAAGGGCCAGAGCCTCTCGCTGGTCGCGACGGTCGCGGAGCATGGCGAGCGCGAGGGCATCAAGCAGACGATCATCAAGCGGCCCAAGGTCGCTTGACCTGCCCGGCGGGCAGAAGCATCATCCTGCCCGTCATCACTTCATTCAGAAGAGGAGACTTGATATGTCGATCAATAACTTCAAAGCTGCCCGGACGATCAACATCTACGAAGTCGCGAGGCGCGAACATTTCCGCCTTGGCGTCGCGGACTATCGGGCTGGCGCGGGCTGGCGCGAGATAACCAACTCCCAAGCGTCGCTCGACTATGAGCGGGGCAGGCAATTCGCGGCCTATTATTCGGGGCGCGTCTATCGCGGTGGCGGAATGGATTGGCACGCAAAATACTACCTCAAAAAGGCGAGGAAAGAACAAAGCATCATCTGAAGGAGCGGGGGGCCGAAAGGCCCCCTTAGCTTTTCTGGGCCAGCAGAACATCGTTGAAATCCGTCCCCGGCGCGTCAGGCACGAATACCGTCGCCTTCCTGCCGCTCGCCACGACACGCTGCGCCAGCCGATACCCAGCAGCCTGACCGGCATAGCTGCGGTCATTATCCGCGAATATCGCAATCTCCTGCGCTTCCGCAGGCGGCTCCCATTTCGCCAACATCGCCGCCGACAGGCAGGCCCAGACTGGCATTTTGTAGATGATCGCTGCGGACATGGCGGTCTCGATACCTTCCGCAACGCCCATTACAGGTCTCGCAGGCCACAAGCGCACAGCCGATCCATCGGGGATCTTGCCTGCCGCTAGCCGCCGGGCAGGCTCGACCGGAGCCTTACCCCCGCCAGCAGGGTCGAGGTAGGTCATATGCAGGCTCGCGGCCTGACCGTTAGGTGAACTAACCATAGCCACCATCGCAGGGTATGCCCGGTCGGCATCCGGGTGATGGAGGGACGGATGGTGCCGGATCGCTTGGGAGGGCCAGAAGCGCCCCAGACGGGTCGAGAGGTAGGTGGAGGTGGGCGAGCCTGCTTCCGGCGCTGTAGACCCCCTCCAGACGCGATTAAGAGCATGTCTGTCGGGAGTGGTCACCCTGCCGGTCGTCTGGGAGGGGGGAGGGGCGTCCCGGAGAAGGCCCCGGACCTCCTTTGCGAGGGTTGCAAAGTCCTTGCCCGTTACACCCTGCGCGAGCATGAACCCGTCGCCTGCCCCGCAGGCCGAGCAGATGTAACCTCCGGTTGAGTTCTGGTCATCCCAGCGGTAGCGGTCGGTCCCGCCCCGGCAGAGCGGGCAGGGACCGTGCTTGCGGTTGAGGGCTTCGACCGGGACGCCCAGCCGGGGCAGCAGGTAGGACCAATGCCCGCGCGCCATTTCTTTAATCGGCACTTCATCCGACATTTCTATTCTCCCGGTTCTCGCGGTTCTTGCGCTTGGACCTCACGATATTCCGGTGCCTGATCCACGACTCCGTCTCAGCCGAAATGCTCTGAGCTTGTATTTTCGCGAGCGAGCGATCCGGCCAGACGCCGAGCCGATCCTTGTACGTCCACGACGCCCAGCCCGGCTTGTAGCCGCGCAAATTGCTGTGCAGCAGTAGCTCCGAAAAGAATGCCTGCTTCTGGCCCATCGTCCATTGTGCCGCCTTCACGGTCCTGCGCGGCGTAAGCTCGACCAGATCACCAGAAACCTCCTCGACGCCGCTCAAAGCTTTGCGCTCATGCCCGCACGACGGACAGACCTTCGTGCGAGGCGGCATCAGGAACGTGCATTTCGGACATTCCTTCGGGAGCGGCACCGCATCGCGAGGCTTCGCTGTTTTGTTCGCGACCCCATCATCGAGAACGTCGTGGCGGATATCCGTCACGAAGCCCAGCCGCACGGTCGTGTCGGAATGGTCGAGGATCAGGCAATGGTCTTTGCCCTCGGCAGTTCGCAGCCCTCGACCGATCATTTGGACGTAGAGCATTTCGCTCTTGGTCGGGCGAGCGAGGATGATGCAGCGAACGTCAGCGTCGAAGCCTGTCGTGAGAACACCGACGTTGCAGAGGATCTTCGTCTCCCCGCCAGAGAAGCGCCGGATAATCTGGTTGCGCTCCTCCATCGGAGTGAACGCATCCATGTATTCCGCCGCGATCTTCGATTCGACAAAGCGGTCGCAGATATTCTTCGCATGCAGCCGATCCACCGCGAAGCACACAGTCGGTCGATCCTCGCCCCGCTGCATCCATGTCGAAACAATATCCGCGACTAGAGCGCCACGCTGCATCGCCTCGCTCAAACCCTTCAAATCGAAATCACCGGCAACGGTCTTGACTCCGCTGAGATCGGGATGCGCGGGCGCGTAGCAGCGAAACGGCGACAGGTGACCGATGCGGATCAGTTCCTCCGTCGTCGTGGCAATGATCAAATCATCCCAGACCTTGCCCATTCCGCGCGCCCAAGGCGTCGCAGACAATCCGACGAACGGGATGCTCTTCCATTCCTCGCGCCCCATCCACTCGATCAGGAATTTGAATTGAACGTGGCACTCATCCACGATCACGATATCGACATCCGGCACCTTTCGGCGCGCTAGCGTCTGGATCGAGCAAACCTGCACCGGCATATTCGGGTCGGTCATTTCGTGCATCGCCTGCATGACGCCGATCTCCCAAATGCCATTCGATTCAAATCGAGCGACGGTCTGGTCGATCAGGGTCAGCGACGGCACGACAAAAGCAACACGCCGATTCTTTTCCCGAGCCATGCGGATAATCGAGGCTGCGATCACGGTCTTGCCCGCGCCAGTCGGAAGCGCAACAACAGGACGCTTGTGTCCTGTGGCTAGACTACTCCGCAAACTTTCGATCGCGCTAATCTGGTAATCACGCAATTGCATAGTTAGCTCCGTAGGATTTAGTAACAGCCCGTCTATAACCTGTACCTGTAGTAACAAGTACATACATCAACAGGTGATAGATCCTTCCTTGGCGGGGAATAACAATCAAGAACCTCACCCCCCTTCCCCCATCCTCCCCCTATAGTCCCCCTCCTTCCCCCTTCCCCCCTCTCCACCAGCCTTCCCGATTGTGCGCTGCACAACAGGCTCCTGCTGCGGTGCAACAGGAGCAGATTGCTGCATTGCAGCATGACGCTTCTGGAGGATCATCATGTCCAGCAGGCGCACCGCCGAGATCGGGATGCGACGCTCTCCAGCGAGCCACTTGTACAACGTCCGGTCGTGGACCCCGAGCGCCTGAGCAGCCTCCCGGTCGAGCAGGTCGAGGGCGAAAAGGCGCGCGCGGAATTCCTCCCGCGCGGCCTGTCCAGAGAGGTATGCCATTATCAGACCCTGTCACAGATGGAGAGAATGGAAGGCAGGATCTTTTCGATCTCCTGCGCGATGCGACGACCCTCCGCAGAGTTATCTGACGCGAGGTAATCGCGGGCCTCCGTCAGGAGATCGTACACGGGATTGATGGTATCCGTGACATCGTTCAGGAGTTGCTGATTATCGTGAGCGGTCTGCCGCGCGTCGTGACGATTGAAGTCGAGCAGGTGGACATCGTAGGACATTATTGATTCTCCTCATGCAGGAAATTGATTGCGAGTTGTTTGCTATTGGTCGAGATGCGCTGACCCCGGATCGTGCGAGCCAGATATTCTCCCCGGCGAATTCGCGTAACCCAGCCGATGGGGCGATTGTCGAGGTAGATCGTCGTGATGTCATCCTCCTCCTCGACGCGCGTTGAGGGTTGTATACGTTGCGGTCGCGCGCGCGGCGCGTCAAGGACAACGCCGCACATATCCGCAATGTGACGGGGAAGGTCGGTCATGGCAGCAGCACCTCCGTGAGCAGAAAGCCCCAGCCAACAGCGAGACCGACGATGACGATCCAGAGATCGATGCGCTCGTCGCGGCTCATAGCTCCTGCTCCTGCGCGTTGCGGATCGCGGCAGCGGTGACTCTCACCAGCCGCGAAACCTCGACCTTGAGGAACTGGAGCGGGGCCGCGCCGCCGCCGATGACGACCTCGATCAGAGGATCGCGGCCCAGCCTGCGCCATGCGTGAGCGACACGCGCGGCAGCGTGAGGGTTCTGCGAACGGAACGTGTTGTGGTCGGTCGTGACGTAGATCATCTCAAGTCTCCATTCGTTAGAAGATGCGGGCAGGATCATGGACCCTGCCCGCTGGGCTTGTCAAACGATCACGATGATCGTCTTGACCTCCCGCATGACCGCATCGACGCAGCGGTTGAGAGAAGCCAAAAGCTCCTGCTCGCTCATGTTCTGTTCAGCCTGAAGCTTCTTGAGATCGCGGGCGAAGGCGGGAAACTCGGCTTCGATGCGAGCGAGGATCGGATTGCTGAATTTCATTTCAAGTCTCCTTCTGAAGAGGTAGCGGGCAGGAGCGTACCCCTGCCCGCCGGGCAGGTCAAGCCTCGATGACGATCCGGGGCTTGATCCTGATCGTCTCGACCTGCGAGACGCGGGTGCAGGCCGCGACCTGCTCCTTGGTGAGGTACGCCTGCGCCGCCTTGGCGTCGAAGGACTTCCGCTCCGAGAGCGAGAGCGTGACGATGACATGCGTCCCCTCCAGCACCTCGCAGCCGAGAGCCTTGATCTCGGTCTTGACGAGGTCGAGGGCGGCGAGGGCGGCGTCCGCCTCCTGCTTCAGGATGGCGTAGCGGTCGGCGAGGTTGATCGTGTTCATCTCAAGTCTCCATCTCAATCTCGGTCACCACAACGGTGCCGATGAGGCGTATAGTGCCTATGCCCTCCGGGCAGGTCAACAACTATTTTGCAAAAAAGATTCAGCCTAGATCAATGACTTAGCCAGCAGGGGCCAAGATCACCTCGCAGGATCGACCCTCGCCGCGCCAGCACAGGTGGATCTCCTGCGCGTCGCAGTCATCGGCCAGCACCCTCGCATCCACCAGAGCGTCAGACAACGCTTTGAGCAGGTTGTCGAGATCGCGACGCCTGCGATCAGGTCGCTGGAACGCAACGTCGATGATGTAGCCGCCATCGATGCTGCGCCCGCGCGCCTGAGCCTTGATCGACCACACAGCTTCGTTTCGCCACGCGGAATACTCTGCGCTGCGATACATCCGGCCTCGACCGCTTCGCCACAATCGATTGACCGATGGCGGTAGCGGAAGAGTGAAGCGGATGCTCTCAGGCATACAGGTCCGGGCGCAGCCGCTCGCGCGGGATGCCCGTTAGCTCTGCGATGCGTCGGAGATGGCGCAGAGGTACACGCTGCCAATGGCACACGGCTGCGCGCGAGATATCAAGCTGGCGCGCCAGTTCAGACTGCGAGCCGATGGCTGCGATGGCATCGAGCAGGGCTGCGTCGCGGCGGCGATAGATGCGTTGCTGCGTCATGGTGCGGACCTACCATGCGCGCGGCTCGCGTAAAAGACCGCTTGACAGCACTAAACGCTCAGGCTACACGACGCCCATGCCGCTGCTGTTGCGGCTCTAACGATGGAGATTGAGATGGCTGATCAGTTCGTCTTCCACGCTCATGTCGCAGACGACAGGGGCTGCGCGATTGAGGCGCAGGAGCGCATTGGGACGGTTCGCAAGCGGCTGCGCGAGCAGCTTCGCAAGGGTCTCGCTGAGATCATCGCTGCGACGGAGCGGGGCTGCTCCTGCGGCACGGGCTTGTCGGATGGTGATGCGGTCAGGCTCATCGACTTCTGGGATCACACGTTGTCGGAGGAACTCTCCGACACGCTGGATGATCTTCGCGACCGTGCTGGCGGGGAGGAGTGAGCCATGACGATGCCCATGCCGCACATCCACACGAATGGCACCAGCCGCGCCCGGCTGATCGGCCAGCAGATCAATGCGCTGCATGGCTTACGCGAGGCGCGCCGCTGGCTGGAGGATTGCGAACCGCACGGGCGCGACTATCCGGTCAAAGCCGACTGGCATGCCGCTCGGGAGGCACATATCAACAAGCTCAAGGTCATCGATACGATGATCTCGGAGATCGAACAATACGTCGAGAAGCTAGACAAGGAGGGTTTATGATCCCGTGTCCATCTGATCGAAACCCGTTTGACGACGATGGGATCGTCTTTCATTTTATGATAGACGGGATCTATTATGCATGGGACGAAAACGACAACGTATGGAGGGAAGGGAAACCAGAAAACGATTATGACGATGGATATCGCAAGATCGGAGTCCTCAAGTATGAGGACGAAGACGAAAACAAGATGAAAGAAAAGCTCATCAATTTCGTTCGTTCAATCAAGGAGAATTGAAATGCATTGCACCGCTTCTATTGCTGAACTTGCCGATGCTTTGTCTATCGCGCAGGGGCAGATCGACGCTGCTAGCAAGGGCAGCGTGAATCCGTACTTCAAGTCGAAGTACGCGGACCTGAACGCCCTGCGAGAGGCTATCCGCGAGCCTCTTGCTGCGAACGGACTGTCGATCATGCAGTTCGCCTCGACGCACAATGATTCAGTCTCGGTAGAGACCATGCTGGCCCACAGCAGCGGCGAATACGTCAGCAGCACGTTGAGCCTGCCTGTCGGTCGCAAGTTCGACAAGGACGGGAACATGCTGCCATTGGATGTTCAGTCCATCGGGAGTGCGATCACCTACGCGCGTCGCTATGCCCTGTCTGCGATCCTGTCTCTGGCTGCGGACGATGATGACGGCAACGCTGCGGTCGGATCGGCTCCTCCCCGCCAGCCGAAGAGCAGCCCTACCGCTCTGATGCGCCCCGGTCGCGAGGCGGCTGAGAAGGGTACGGAGGAGCTTCGCAAGTGGTGGGACTCCCTCCACGAAAACGACCGCTCGTCGCTCGCCCCGGAGGATCGCAAGATCTTGAAGGGCATCGCGGCGACGGCAGACTACCATCGCTCAAACCCAGAGGGGGAGGCCGAGTAATGGAACAGAGGACCGCAGAATGGTTCGCGGCGCGCGCGGGGCGGGTGACTGCCTCGCGTGTCGCGGACGTAGTCGCTCGCACGAAGAGCGGCTACTCGGCCAGCAGGGCGAACTACGCCGCTGAACTGGTAGTGGAGCGGCTCACCAACAAGCCTGTTGAAGGCTTTCAGAGTCCTGCGATGCAATGGGGAATCGAGCAGGAGCCGTTCGCGCGCGCCCGGTACGAGGATGAGACCGGGCTGATCGTGGAGGAGGTTGGCTTCGTCCAGCATCCCAAGATCGCGATGTCTGGCGCGTCTCCTGACGGCAGGATCGGCGTCGAGGGACTGGTTGAGATCAAGTGTCCCAACACATCGACGCATATCGAGACGCTCACGACGAGGAATATCCCAGCCAAGCATGTGACGCAGATGCAATGGCAGATGGCTTGCACTACTGCATCATGGTGTGACTACGTCAGCTATGATCCCCGGATGCCAAAGCACATGCAGTACCTCTGCGAGCGTCTCATGCGAGACGATAAGATGATCTCCGATCTTGAGAAGGAGGTCGTGATATTTCTGCGCGAAATCGATGCTCAGATTTCCAAGCTCAATGCAATCTACAAGGAGAACGACGGTGGCATATGAGAAGCGTGATAACAGCGGCACTCTCTTTCGCAACGAGCGGAAGAACAACGAGCGCAGCCCCGACTACACCGGCTCCTGCATGATCGGAGGCAGGGACTACTGGATCAACGGATGGGTCAAGGAGTCCCAGAGCGGGAAGAAGTTCTTCAGCTTTGCCTTCAAGGAGAAGGAGGAGCGCAGGGAACAAAGTAGACCAAAGGTCCAGACCAGCAGCATTGACGACGATATCCCTTTTGATTAAGCTCCAGATGACAGGTCAATCATCTGGAGCGCAAAATGAAGACCAAAACTTGCAAAACTTGTAGCAAAACACAGCCAGAAGAAGAGTATTATGTTCATTCTAAAATGGCAGATGGAAGGTTAAATATATGCAAAAATTGCGTCAAGACACGAGTTAAATTGCACAGAAAAGAAAATGATAGTGTGCGGATGTATGATAGATGGAGGTATAAAAATACACCGCACAGAAAAATCAAACAATCAATTTACAATAAAAGATATAGACAAATGAATCCAGAAAAATATAAAGCGCACACCGCTGTAGGCAATGCAATAAGAGACGGAAAGTTAAAAAAACTTTCATGCAATGTTTGCGGAAACAATAAAGTTCATGCCCATCACAATGACTACTCCAAACCATTGGAGGTGATTTGGCTGTGCTCTCTTCATCATGCGAGAAAACACCATGAGTAGTCAAATTAGCGAGGAGTTTCGCATCATTGCCAAGAAGTGGGTTGAGGCAGACGCTGCTGCGAACATGCTGGAAGAAAGCAAAAGCGCAGTCCTCGCCAAGATGATTTCATCGCAGGGTGACATGCCGGTGAACCGTGCAGAGACCCGAGTGAAGTCCTCGACCGAATGGAGCGACTACATCAAGTCTATGGTGGAGGCTCGCGAGCGGGCCTCCATGCTCAAGGTTCAACTTGAATACATTCGGATGAGGTTCTCCGAATGGCAATCCCATGAAGCCAACCGCAGAGCGGAGATGAAGCTATGAATAAGAAAAATCACGAAGAAACATGCGAAATGATGGCTAATTTGCTTTATGTTGTCACAGACACAGAATCGGAAAGACTCTCTGTTCTTCAAAAGCTAATGAGTGCGGCAATTCTGACCAACTCTAGCTCCAAAGAACACGCAGAGGAGATTATCAAGCTATTGGCAGAATCTCTCTTGAAGCATTGCGAATTTTGGTCGAAGAACGAGAACTGTCATTGGAGGCAGGATGGAGAGACCGTGCAATGAGGAAGCACCTGTCCACCAAGACGCGGACAGCGATCTTCCTGCGCCACAACGGCATCTGTCATCTCTGCCGCGCCAAGGTACAGATCGGGGAGGAATGGGACGTTTCCCATGAAATTCCTCTGGAGATCGGCGGCAAGGATGACGAGTCGAACTGGCTCGTTGCACACCGTAAATGCCATCGTGTACAAACAGCGAAGGTTGACGTTCCGCGCATAGCCAAGGCCAAGCGGCAGCAGTCGAAGCATCTCGGTGCTGCCCGCAGCCGATCCCCTCTTCCGGGGAGCAGGCAATCGAAATGGAAACGTAAACTAGACGGAACAGTTGTTCTTAGAAACGGAGACTAAAATGCGCTTTCTTGTCACTATGAATATGCCCTCCGCTCAGGGCTATTCTGTCCATCAGGTTACTGTCGATCATACGGCACCGAGCCTGAGCGAATTCTGCGACATGCTCAATGATCACGAATTTGTCGTTGTCCGCCTCATCTACAGGATGAAGGGGCCTAACGGCGAGAGCCTGCTTCGTGATCGTGGCGACATGATCCTGAACACCTCGCATATCGGGAAGGTTCAGGAGTTCGTCGTGCATCAGAATACTGATGATGGAGATAAGTCCGATGAAGCTACGGTTACCTATTCTGATCATCGCTCCAATCCTGTCCGCATGCCTGCTCGCAGGCGCGGCTAAGGCATCGGTCCCGGACGAGGAGACCGTCACCACGCTGGTCGCTATGGTGGCTGGAGCCGAGCTAGGACAGGCTTGGGTTCCGACTGCCATAGCGATAGCGAGGAGTGAGTCTAGGATGCGCTGCAATGCCCTTGGCAAGGGGAAACCGGGCCAAGAGGCAGCAGGCGTCTTCCAAGTGCTTCCCATCGCTGCAAGGCATCTGGGCTTCGACTACAGGCGCATCAGGAAGGACTGCATCTACTCGATCTACGCAGGCATAGCCCATATGAAGGCTTGCCTCGCGTCGAACGGGAACAGGATGAACCATCGGCAGATGAAGCTCTGCCATGTTCATGGCATCAATGGATGGAGATTGCGATATGGATGAAGAGACCCTGAGCTTCTCTCAACTGAGGAAGAACTCTTGCCGCTTTGTCCTGAACGACGGCAAGCCATCCTCCTTCCTGTTCTGCTCCGCGCCAATGAAGGCAGGCTCCTCATACTGCGAGGAGCATCACAAGATTTGCTACACGAAAATTGAAAAAACAGGGAACAGATTCGTTCTTAGAAATAAACTTCTATCTACAATACGATAATTTCAAGAAACATCACTAAGTAGAGACGCGGCAATCCTTGTGGATGTTTGAACGTAATAAACAAGAATATCAACTGCATTTCCTGTGGTTGTAAGGGACGGAGCGGCGCCTCCAGAAAACTTCCAGTAGCTTCCAAATGACAGAGTACGTCCACCAGTAGCATCCTGCGTAATAGCGATTGCCCCACTCTGACCAACCGTGATGTTTGTTGGATTTGCCAAAGTGCGATTGCCGCCAATTGCAAGGGAAAAGTTGTTTGATGTTGCAAAGTCGGGAGTGATGGTTGATGCATCAGTCAAAGCAATCACAGCTCCACTTTGACCGGCAGAGAAAGAGTTAGCTGTTGTCAGGCCCGGAACTGAAAGCGAAGACCTAGCGGCAGAAGCCGTGCTGCTTCCCGTTCCACCATTAGCGACGGAAAGAGGAAGGTTGGCGCTCTCAACGTAGTCAACCTTTCTAATATTGGTGCCATCAGAAATGATGATCACGCGATATCCACGGGCAGCAGTCGTACTAGATCCCCCGCCAGCGGAGGCAATCGTGATCGCATGAGGACCGCCAGAAGAGTCCGTCGTGCCGTTGTAGACGATCCATTGG